TCATGCTTTAACCTTTGTAAGAGATCGTCAAATGTCACTTCACAAATTTAGCAGTAATACGTGCGCCAAAGAGAAAACCGAATGCAATATTAGCAGCTTCTAGAGCAAGTGCTTTTACAGCAAGATCAATCTCAGGAACAAATGCAGAAGTAATACCACCACCAATAACAACAAAGGCAGCGATGTAACGAGCAGAAGCGCGAAGATCAACAACCCACTGACTCGGCGTACCGCCGGGGTTGTCAAGAGCAGCAACTGCTTCTAGACGCTTGATGTCTTGTTCTTCTAGTTGAATTTGTTCAGCAACAGTTGTTGGTTTAACACCACCAGTGATGGCGTTAATACCCTGTTTGATACCCTCAACACCGACAGGAATCAGTGCTGAGAGTAAGGTAGTTAAAAGCATACTCATATTATGGCATCCATGTAAATAAATTATTATCTAGCTCTTTAGCTAGAATATTATTAATTGTTTTGGCTACATCTCTAATTTCCCATTGCGCATGTGTGTCTGCACGAAGAGCAATGAAATCTAGCCATGCTTGAAAATTACCCACAACAATTAGTTCTGTAGTGGTTGCTTCTGGCAGGACAAATCGTGCATCTTCCTTCTTCATTCCTAAAGAAAGAAGATTCTCATATGTACGTTTAGCAGATTGAATTGCAGTATAATACACTTCTTCTTGTTCTTTATTTAGATTAGGAACAACATAATCTGCATTTACTTCTTTGCAATATCGTTGAGATCGTTGAAGAAAGTCTAGAAATTTACTTCTAACCATTTGATGTGAACAAGTTCGACTAATTCCTTGAATATGAAAGGTAGCCGTTGCAAATCTTAATGTTGCTAAATGCCCACTCTCTTTGCAATGAATTGCACGCTTTACATTTGCTTTAGGTTCATTTTTAGAATTATAACAAATTCCTGCTAATTCTCCAATAAACTCAAGAGCATTGGGAGTTATTTGTTTTAGAGTAATTTGCATTTAAATATCCCCTACGATCCGGCCAACGATTTCTTTTTGTGGTGTCTTGTGCATTATCTTTTTGAGTGCCTAAATACAAATGATTGGGATTGATACAATTAGGAACATCGCAATGATGATTGACTTGTAAATCTTTTGGAATGTCTCCAATAAATTCTTTATAAGATTCTCTATGTGCTAACCCAGTACACCTAGTATCATTTCTAGTTGCCATTCCATGACCAAATTTAGTTACAGCTTTTAACCACAACCAACATCCAGCAATTGGAATTTTTTCAGAATTGTCTTCTAAATATTGTTTATAGTTTTTAATTGTCATCGACTATCACCACTACCTGTAAGAACATCACGAGTTTTACGTGACTCCAACTTTGCATTATTGATAGCTAGAACATCTTCTAGAGAATAACCCAGAGAATCAGCAAGGCGAGCGACGTACCAACAAACATCCCCAAGTTCATAAATGATACCACCAATATCAAGCTTACCATCCCGTAGATGTTTCTTAATCTTGTCCGCGACTTCGCCAGCTTCGCCATTAAGGCCAAGACCTAGATAAGACAATTCTGCATCATTGCCAGTACCTGCACAGGGATAAATCGCCACGGATAAACTCCAAGTTTGAAAATCATTTGCTGTCATTTAAATAATCCTTTGCTTTAATTAGTAATTCTTGACTGTCTTTAAACAAACCTAATCCTGTATTACAACAATGACACAACAATCCACGAACGTGTCCAGTTGTGTGATTGTGGTCTACATGCCAATCACCTCTACCACCAGCAACTGTAGTATTACAAATGGCACAAGAGTTATTTTGTTTAATAAGAAGATTTTCATATTCTTCTTTTGAAATTCCATATGAAACTTTACGTGCTTTATGCCGTAACTTTTCTTTATTTTCTACGTGATTTTTATAATACCAAATTTTATTTTGTTCTCGTTCGCAAACTTTACAAGTAGAAAGATGTGAGTATTTTCCAGTTCGATTTTTTCGATATCTAAATTCATCGTCTTCTTTTAGAGTAGAACATTTAATGCAAATTTTACTCAAGAGAGTGTCCATTGTTGATATGAGTTTGCGTTCATTGTTTGTCTTCCAATTGTTTTAGTTCTTCGTATGTAATTAAAGCATCAAGATATACTTTAGCTTTTTGTAAATCTCGTAAGCCATCTTTCTCGCGCCACCTGAAAATGTATTTCATAATATTACCTTCAGCAAATGGAACCTGTCGATCAATCAACAGGTCCATAAGTCGAGTGTCTTTATAGTGACTCGGACTTTGCATTTTGCAAACTTTCAATTTTATTTGCAGCTTCTTCTAAAAGGTCTGCAATTTTATCTGGTTTATTTTCTTGTACAGATTTTCGTGTTTGTATTTGTCTACGAATAGTAGCACGAATTCGCAATCGTTCAATTAGAGTTTGCATAATGCTCCTTTAGATATTTAAGGCTGACAAAATGTTCATCAAAGGAACCGTCTTGTACATCATAGGCTAGAAGAATTCCACGGAAATGATTATTACCTGTTGGTGTTAGGTATTCCTCATCATGTTCATAACAACTTCCAGCGATAATACAAGTAATAGTAGACCCATCAGGACGCTTTCCATACGCCACCTGTTTTCCTTGCTGATGACCTGCGATACAAGACATATGAAGCTTAGACACCATTGCACTGGCAGTAGTAGCGGCTCGTCCCATAACACCCGTAGGAAAGTAATGACTATAAGCGATTCCATCAATAAAAACGGGCTTAAGGAAGTCATGAACTTCCCAATCTTGGTATGGGAGATCGTTTGTACTAATGAGTCCTTCCAGTTTCGGATCATCGTTGATAGCCCTATTAATACGGTTCTCATGATTGCCTAAAAGCATCACCTTTCGTGGGTTATATTGTTTCTTTTTGTTAGCTTTAGCTGAAGCATTGTAAGAATACAATGGATCAAGAAGACATTGCATAGCCTTGTTAGCTGCGTCAATGTCCTTCGTATACCGTCTACCTTCAAATGATTTCTTTCCTGCATCATAGCTAGAGAGACTCGGCATGTCTGCAAAGTCTCCTAGGTGAACAACAACATCAGGCTTAACATCTACGATGTACTGACCAATGTGTGTTAGGTATTCAAAATCAACTCCGTCTTTTACCTGTGTATCAGGAATGATAAGATGACTCTTCATTTAGTTGTTGTTATCCATTGTTGAATTTGATCTACATCTTTAATACTACACCACTTAAATCCATACTTGTCTGCCCACTTCGCGTGGGTGTACTTAGTACCACCACATAGCTTATTAGGATTGTCAAAGACAAACCGCAGGTCAAGATCGGGATATTGTTGTTTCAAGAGAACATATTTGTTTCGTTCTTGGTGGTCAGATAGATAGCCCTTTGTCTCGCAAAGAATGCCATTAGTAAAGGTCCAGTCTACTGTATATTTATGTTTAGATTCTGGGACAGTGTATGGAATTACTGTGATTTCATAATCATATTCCGCTTGATTGGCAATAAGGATGTCTTCAAATTTTAGCTCTAGTTTAGACCGTCGTTTACGTTCAGACATTGACTAAGTCCAGACTAGATGATTTGCTTGAGTAATGTCCTTGAAAATCCCACTGACAAGGCCACCAAACATCACTATCTTCATCATAATAAGCGCCGTTTATGTAGTCTTGATAAAAGATTTCGTAGATTCGAACATCTGATCCAGCACGGGTGCGAACTCGTCTGGTATAATCAATCCTGAATTTCTCTGATGATGTACCCATGTTACTCCTTGTTCTCGACATAACCACATACACATAAGGTTAATAGCGAGTTGATGTTTATCTTCATACATGTCATAGACAGTATTGAACATTTCTTGTTCTTCGTAACAGCCTTCTAGATACTTTGCTGCTTTTTTCGGACCAATTCCATTAAGGCCAAAAAGATTATCTGTCTTGTCTCCAATCAGAACTTGCTGGTAAAATGTAGAAGCTCCTTGTAAATCTGAGACTTCGTCAAACTCTTGCTTGACAAAGTTATAATGCCTACCGGGAACTTGTTTAAGGTCTTTGTCAATCGAACAAATAATTGTGTCATTTGTTTGACTCCAAGCAAGAGCATCGTCAGCTTCATACCCTTCAAATACTTCACCATTCCATTGATCGAAAAGATATTGTTTACATGCTTTTCGATGGGTTGGGTCTACAGTCTCACGACGATTCGCCTTGTACTCTGGATACACATCGTACCGAAAGTTCTTAGAAGGGGAAAGGAAGCAGCGATATTGATCTGCTTCTACTGAATGAATAATCTGTTGCATTAATTGTTCTACACGAAGTAATGCGATTTCCTCGTCGGAGGAGTCTATGATGACTCCCCCTTCTCGCACATCACAACTTGCAGCACAACGGTAAGCAACTATGTCACCTAACCGTCTATGAGAGCAATACGAGAACTCATAGACTACTGCCCTCCTGTTGGACAGCAAAGTTGTCCAAATACTTTATAGCATTCATTAAGAAATCCTTATTGTCTTGAAAATGCCCTAATCCACGATTACAATTCGTACATAAAATACCACGAACAGTGCCTGTTGTATGACAATGATCTGTGTGAGTATGAGTACCAGAAGTATTTAAATCAATGCTACAAATTGCACATTTAAAATTTTGTTTCTTTAGTAAATTTGTTCTATCTTCTAAAGACAATTTATACTTGTGCTTATAGTAAGCATTCCATTTAGATTCACGATATTTTTGAGTGTGTCCATTATCAGCAGTCCATTTCCTACTCTTGGAATTTGCACATTGCTTACAATAATAGGCATGTCCTCGACTAGAGGTAGAATCTTTATGAAACTCAGATTTTACTTTGTCTGTGTTACATGCTTTACAGTACAAAGTGTCACCGTCGATTAATGCAATCATTGTAAAATTTTAATTATAAGGATAACTAGATCACTAAGAATAGAACCAAGACCATATCCCCAAATAAATGCATTTACATACTGCATGTTAAACTTTCATCTTAGTGGAATATACTCCTGAGCCTGTTGCCTTGATTGCTTGTACTGAGTGTAGAAAAGTGCAAGCACTTGAACCACAATGAGGACACTCAACAATGTGAATGTCCTTTGTGAATTTTTCAAATTCTTTTCCACAATCCCTACAAACAAAATCTCTAAGCATTAAACTCATAGAGGCACGTCTTCATCTTCATCAAAGGTTGGAATATCTGCTAGCTTAACAGGCTCGGTATCTAAACCAAAGACGAAGGCTTCGTAGAACTTTGCAACACTAACAACTTCTTCTTTAGATGGATTCTTTTTGTCAGTTTTTAGAGTATCAATAGCAGCACTAATAGAAGACTGCCTAACAATATAAATCTGCTTTTTAGCACGTTCTTCTGGAGTCTCATAGGTGGACTTGGGTGAAGCGAATCCAGACGAACCTGACGCTTTTGTGGTAGCTTCTGGACTACCACCGGAGGCAGTGTTAACACCTGTTGCAGTGGAAGCTGCTGTCCAATCCCAAAAACCCTTGTCATTCTTTTGCATCTCAATGGTGTAAACCTCACCTTTCTTTGCATCGACTAGTGTCTTATAGACAACTGGATTACT